CGTGTTTTTTTTTTTTTGAGAAATGACAACTAGATCAGTTAACATTAGTGTACATGTCAAAAGCATCGTCATGATCCTCAAGATAATCGGCATCGTAAACGTTCAACTTTATCAACCCCTCCATAGAAGGAAAACCATTGAGCAAGTCCTCCTTGGTAACGTTGGCCTTCATCATAATCTTAGTGAAGTCACGCTCTTTAGGGTCATTCAAACGCTGTTCGTAGTGTTTGCGAATTTCAGCAGTGGAAACGCCAAGAACCAGGGATACAGAGTAAAACACATGACGAATGAACTCGTACGCGACAAGATTTGTACCCATGGTATCGTAAGCACTGCCACAACAAGCAAGAAGAAAGTCCATGCCAGTTCTAACACCGTTGGCACAGAAAGGAAGCTTCCAATAATACTTGGTGATTGGCCGATACGGTAAAATATGGGCAGTGGTATCGGGAAAATGTTTAGGACGTCGAATGAAATAACGCTGCAAAAACACCATTCCGCGAGATCGAAGACCACCACCAAAATCAGGCTCAGAGAGAAATTCAACATTGTTGCGAATTTCTTGGATTTCCATACCAAAAATTCGAGCAACAAATTTTGCGAAAGCAGTTTCATTTATCAACTCAACAATTCCCACATGAGAACTACCATTATGATCATCACCATAACAGCAAAAATGCACCTTGCCATTAGCAAAATAGTAGTTCATGTTGACACGTCGATGCGGGTTAAGTTCAAATTGAAGCTCAAAGAACAGCCAGAACAAAAACCCGCAAATCCAGGAGTCGCCATGGGAAGTGTCCCACGCACCAGAAGGCATACAACCAATAATCATCTTCCAAATATCACCAAACATATGCGTTAGACGCTGGGTTAACCACTTGATCGTAGCTTTAAGAAGAAGCTTGTATGCGCGATCTTCAGGGCGGTTTCGAGAAAAGTCAAAATAAATTCCACCACAAATGCAATACAATTCCATCAAAATACGATGGATACGCATATCAAAGTTTTTAAAATCCCCATCAAAAAAACGCATGTAGGGATCATCGCCTTGCATTTGGTAATAATACTTCTGAGCACCACCATGCCACCAACGAAGGCCAATTTTAATCATTTTACCTCTTTCCAGACGCGACCGAAGCTTGAATAAATGTTGTTCTGCGCATAACCCGGTCATAAATCCGATAGTGAAAAATCTAAACTTATCGAATGCAGCAGAATTCTCTTTCGAACCATATCGACCATGACGATTATTAGGTTCGGCTTTAGCGGCCATGGTGAAGC